ACAGCCAGATTGACAGCACCACGGGGTATAATCTCCGCGTCACCCTTAATGGTCTCGTCAGGATCATAGCGCATATTATAGACAAACTGACGTTTAACTACTTGTTTTGTAACGTCATTATCAATGTGCATGACCACCTGACGGATACCCTTACCGGCAGAACCCATCAGCATAGACAAACCGGAGGCAGTGCGCCCAGCGCCGCGTACATCCACATCCCCGTAGATATAAGCTGGGATACCTGAATGATCATCGGCCAAGCGACTGAACCGCTCATACACAGCCATCAGGGTGTTGGCATTGTCGTTAGGCTGATTGAACCGTACCGCTGGAGCCGAAGAACCCAGGGGATCATTCAGCGTCTGCCAAATCTTCCATGGGTACATCTGAGTGATGTCTTCGTTGGGCGGGATGCGGTCAAGATTAACCTCAACCTGCGGGCCAGATGCCACGGCCATATTATTAACGAGAGCCCGCGCTGACGCATTACAGATATTCTGTAAATCCTCGATAATCTCAGGGATTCCGCGACCCCAAAATGCGCCCGGAGTCTTGATAAAAGAAGTCTTAGCATAGGGTTTTTCACCCAGCGGATCGTAGTTAAGGACTGCTTTGATGACGTAATTGCCTACCAGCCAGACATTTGCGTCATACTCACGGGCCTCATCCGGCACCTCAACAGCGTCCATACCCCACTCGCGGAGCATTTTCCCACTGACCTTCCCCCAAAACTCAAGGGCATCAAACAGGTCAGTTGGGCGCATCTCGGTGTAGTACTTACGCTCCTCCTCCTCACGCTGCATCTCAATGGTATCAGACACCCAGGACTGACCCGGGCCTTCCTCCAACACCTTGCGGATAGCGCCGTCATCATACCCCGGCACCCCAATGAGATCAGCCAGAGCGGTGCGGCTGAGGCGATGATGCTCAAAGATATACCCATCATTGAGCCGTGTAATGCCCGGCTCAGGATAGATATTGAACGGATCAACCCGCTCAAACTCAGGCGCCAGTCGCTCACTAGCCTCGACTATGGTGCGCCCATCAGGACCCTTGATCCAACCCAAATGCCGCTGACGGCGTACAATCGGCCCCTTGATGAAGGCACACGGGAAGGTCACCAGATCGGTTAGAAACTCATTGAACGCATCGGCCCAGCCGCCTTGAGCAAGCTGATCGTCAATGCGAATTTTCATCTTATCAATACGATTCTGCGCTTCCTGAAGCACACGGAATCGAAGCTGTTGGGCCACCATCTCGCGTAGCCCAATCATCTGCTCCTTGTTAGGAGCCTGACCCGACTGTTGGATCATAGCCATTACCTGCTCGGCAAAGGCTTCTTGAATCTCAACATCACGTTCAGGGGACAGATCAGGAATAGGCGTAGGTTGAATATCCCACGGAGGAGTACCTGTATCCATGAGGATATCACGCAGCCAGCTCTCAGCCGCACGACACTTCACTTCAGTCAGCATCATATAAACTTCAGAGCCGCCCTGATTGCGAATGGCTTGGAGCTTATCTGCTTCATACTCGCCGTTGCGCTGCCGCAAGGCTTTAAGCATGGAGTTATTGATGGGCTCTTTGGCGATACGCGCCGCGTCCCAGCATTCCTTGATAAAGGCCGCTAGACCAATAATCAGATCGCTGTTCTGCCTAGCCTGAACCTCGGCATCCATGCGCTCACGCTCAACGCGATCAATCTCAGTATTGCTGACAACGCGAAGTATGGAGAGCCCTGGCATGGATTACACGCTGCTCGCAGGGCCGCGAAGGACAAGGTAGATATCAACAGCATCGGATGTGCCGCCGCTAATCGCAGGGCGTAAGTAAACCGCAGAGCGGCTAAACTCAAACTGCCCGGCTGCTGTAGCACTCACGGTAGTGCCATGCACATCCTTGATGTCAGCATAAGTCGTACCGTCATTCGATGTCTGCAACTTCACAGTCGCACCACCAAAGGTACCAGCGAACTGCACCGATGCGTTAGTAGCAAGCCGACCATGCACAGCATAAGCAGTAATGGTATCACCCGTAGCGACATTCTCCCACAGGAGATAGGGGATACCTTCAGCGGTGCGGCTAAGGACCGGGGAGACGGTGGCCATAATAAATCCCTCTACGGCTCAGTTTGGGTAAACCTAGCGAGCTTCACCGCACTTTGCAAGAGATAACAAAAACCCCCTCCCACTGAGGCAGCAGCGGAAGGGGGCAAGTCGGGGAGGAATGGACAAACGAGGAGAACGCACCCCCGGAAAACCGGAGACACAAGATATAGTATCAAGTCCAACCGACAGACGCAATACCTTTTATCTCCCGCCGCAGGTGGGCCGTTGACCCCTCATTCACATTGGCAATATGAAGCATCAGGTACTGTAGAGCCTCGGCCACGTGGCTGTGCCGGTTCTTCTCGATCTCGCCATTACCCTTGGGTTTGTACCGGTAGCCCCCCATCATGGCCGCTTTAAGCTGGCTGCACCTGGGGTCAACCAAGAACGCCGGGTCCCCGTCCACCTGCCGCATGAGGAAGTCGTCCACTGCGTTGACCCGGGCCGAGATGTTGTTCGTCCGGGCGGGCATGACCCGCACCCCCTCGGCCTTGATGATGTCCACCGCGCTGCGCTCGTCGGTCTGCGCCCTCTGCACCCCTGATGGGTCGGTCACCACGATGACCGGTGCCCCCGGGAACCGCTCGAACAGCAGCGGCTTGAGCACCGTCCGTACGAACCGCTGCACCCCCATGTCGAAGCTGACCGCCTCATCCAAGATGAGCGCCCTGCCACGTGGGTCCTGCTGCCCGATGACAGCCGCAGGCGTGAGTCCTAGGTCCATCCCCACCACGATAGGCCGCACACCGTTGGTGATGTGCCGCAAGGGCGACTTGGCCATGTGGTAGTCTGTTCTGAAGTACTTGTAGATAGGCGTCCCAGCCGAGGACAGCCCGTACTCCCCGTCAATATAAACCCGGATATAGTCCTCTGACCTGCCCTGGGTATCATAATACCCTTCAGGCAGGTTCTCCACGTTCTCAGCCTTGGGGCTCCGCCCACTCGGCTGCTTAAACACCGACCACCCATTCTCGTTAAGTGAGACCCCATCTGCCGGGTCCAACTTCTCCATCTGATAATACCACCACGAATCCATCACTGGCGGGTTGGTATCACCCCACATCCCGTGCCACGTTGGACCCCCATCCTTTTTGGACGGAAAGCGCCCAATGCGCTTAGACATGGCATCCACAATGTCCGGGTGGATATCCCGGCACTCATTGAACCACGCAAAGGTAAGCTCCAACGAGTTCAGGTTGGCCACATCGTCAGCGTCATCCAACGCCCGGAACATGATCTCGCACTCAACATCACCCACCTTGAAGAAGTACGTCTTGGTGGTACGCATAAACTCCCCACACTGCCCGGGTGGGAACCAGTCAAGGAAGGTCTTGATGGTGGTATCCTGAAGCTGCCTTGCCGTCTCGCGTACGATAGCCGCCCGTGAGCGCCTACGCCCGTTCTGATCGGGAGCCTGCATCGTTGCCCGGCGCACCACCTCGAATGAGCAGGTCACGGACTTGCCAGAACCAACCGGCCCCATAAGGACGCGCATACGCGCGTCCGAGGCCATGAACCGCTTCCCAGTTGGTGGTGGGGTATAGTTGATCTCCAATGCCATGGGTCAGATCAATGCGGCAACCGCCGCCCCTCCTCATAATCCTCACGCCCATCCGCACTATTGTGGATAAACATCTCATATTCCGTGTCAAACTCTGGCTGACACCAGCAGGTGCCCTCGTCATCAATGACATGCTCCCTCAGATCATTCACCGGGATGCAATGGAACAGATAACCCTCTAGGTCATTCTCCGGCATGGACCGGACTCAGCAGCTTGATCACGTACCTCAGCCCTTCTCGCTTGGTTTTGACGATCTGGGTCATATACGAGACCCCACGCGCTGCCAATTCCTGCTCCAACCGCCTGGCTTGAAGCGGATCAGTGGTCTGTAGGTCCTCGATTCCAGCCCTATTCAGCGTATTCAAGGCGCTCATCCGTATCCTCAGCTTCAGCATCCACGATTGTGGTCGCGCCAAGCTCCTGACCGCCTAAATTGATGGTAATACGCACCCCACCGGAGCCGCCATCGCTGTTAAAGTCGTTCTTTGGCTCCAATCCAGCCCATTTCACAGTAGATTTGATGAGGTCTGCCTTCACTGCGGCGCTCACATCGGGGCTGTGGATCAGGACCCACGAGGTTTTCAGCAATTCTTCGGCCTGTGTGCGGGCCTTCAGGCGAAATGTGACGCCTTTATCCCTGATTTCCTCACGAAACTTACCTACTTGGCGTAGGAAAAGCGGGTCTTTGCTGATGATTTGGAAGGATTGTAGTTCCAGTGTGTGCCGGGAGAGTATTTCACCGACCTCCTCACCACTACCCTCAAGGCGAAGGGCGATATCAAACGCCAATCTGTCGGTCCACCGGGTAGGTTCGTGAGGTGCCATGTGCATGAATAGAAGATATTTGAGCGGCTGAGCGGGTGTCAAGTGGAAGATGAAACTTTACACGTTGGTTCTTGGGGCTGTGCTAACTTTACACTTTGATTTTTTGGGTCTTGTTATGGGGGGTTTAGAACACTGGCGGGGGGCCTAAAAAACCTCAGTCCAGGTGGGGGCGGGCCAGCCTGCCAAGCGCGAAACGAGGCAAAAGATTTCCAAAACGGCGCCCGGAAAAGCCCCGAAAAAACTAGCATTTGACATTCCCGGCCAAATATGTCTTAATAATGGGGTCAGCAACGGTGCTGGCCCGAGGCGGAACGGTCCACCTCGGTGCTCTTTGAAATAGGAATCGGAACAATGGCAAACTTCGAAGGCAATGTGTCTTGGGTTTCTGGCAAGGATGGCTCCCTCGAGCTCCGCGCTCGGTCGGAAGGTCGCTGGAACGCTGACAACGTGCCTGACATGATCAAGGCTCTCTCGGGCCTTGCTCGGGATACGCGAGTATCTCACTGGTCCATCTGGTTGGACCTCGGCCTGCCTGAAGGCGACCGCAAGCCGATGAAGGTCAGCG